CTGAAGTATTAGATGCAAAGCTTGTTGCAGTTCTGTCTATTATTGTACCGTTTAAAATACTAGGTTCTGTTACATCCCCATCACTACTTACTGCAAAGTTTAAAAGGTTAGCAGTTGTACAATCAAATATCCCTAACGATACAGTAGGTTCAACTGATTCTATAAAGAATGGACTTCGTGCATTTATTTTTGTACTCATTACTTTTTATTTAATGTAAACTTTAAAAATTCTTCTACGTCTAATCCGTATGCTTCTATAACTTGGTCTGGTAAGTTTTTAAATCCTTGTTCAAATGGTTTAGTAAAAAACAAACTAGGTTTAATACCTTTCCTAAATATGCTTCTTGCAATTAAGAATCCTATTGTCTTGTAATTACCCTTTTGAAACTTACCTTGTTCGTCTCTTAATCTAATGCCTTTTCTTTTTGCCCAATCTGACAATGGTTTAATAGGTGGCATTTTGCTTTTATAACTATAAGGTGTATCGTATTTCTTTTCTGTACCACTTACCCCTTTGTCTTGAAAATTACCATAACCTAAATCCCAACTTAATTGGAATGAATTAGGACTTACCTTTAATACACCATCTAAACGTTTATAAAGACCCTTAGTATCGTTCTTCTTTAGTCTAGTAAGGTTACGTCTTGCTTGACTAGAAACATACTTTCTAAAGTCTTCTAATGATTGTTTAGTATTTGTTAGCATACAGTCATATCGTTTTGTACAATTACGTCAAATGTTGCAACCCATCCTGCTAACTTGTTTTCAAATCTATCTACAAAAGGTTCACATCCTACTGCTCCTTCTATTTGGAATAGGTCTGTATATAAGTCTCCCCTTTGTAATATTGCTATTAGTCTATTTACTATTGCTAGTTGTGTATTTAGTACGTCTTGTTCGTTGTCGTTTCCTACAAATATATCTGTAACTTCATCTTTAGATTCGTCTACAATATCCATAGCTAAAACACTAATATTAAAAGTGAGTGTATTGTTTAATACGTTGCAGTTATTTACTATGATATGTGATAATGGAAATATAGTTTGTTTGTTTAAATCTACATCGTCTAAACTACCATAAGAAACCGTATTTACAAAAGGCTCTGCATTTAGAGTATCTTTTATTTTATCCGTTACGTTGTAAAATCCTGTCATCTGTTTTTAATTAATTGTGCTTCTAGTTGGTTCTTTTCTTTTTCAAATGCTAAATACATTAAACACTCGTGAAAGTTTAGTTTAGTGATATGTTCAAACCTTGTAACATCTCCTTTAGCGATTCCATAGATTGATTGATACCATCCCCATTTTTTGCCAAAGTTTGCAGCTGCTCCGTAGTTAGTTCCTTCGGTACTTCCTGACTCAAATAGTTCAGGGTAGTTTTCAATAACTCGTTGTTTAAATTGTAAAAAAAAAACATACATCCCATTACTACATCTAGTGGAATACCTTTCATTAGGTCAGCATTATCTAACCCATCGTACTCTTCTATTTGATATCTATCCCCTTTGTCTAATGTAATTGGTCTATAAAGAACTGTCATTGCTTTGTGCATTGTTTCCCAGTTCGTGAAGTTTTCGTCTAAGTCTACATACTCGCCTAATGTCATATCGTCAAGTACAGGTATAAAACCATAAGTAATCCCTTTGTGTTTAAACTTAGGAATCAAATCTTGCTTCTTGTCAAACAAGTTGTTTATATCGTTTAGTATTTCCTGAACGTATATATATTTAATCTTTGCAATATCCTTTAAGTTAAGGTTACAAAATATCTCAACTGTTTTGTGCATCAAGAAACTACTATCCTGATTGTCATCTGTATTTATCTCTGCAAACTTTTGGTATTGCTCTAATGTTATTTCAGATAAACTACTTGGTACTTGTATTTCAACTTTCATATTATAACAATAACAAAAAGCCTTATTTGTATAAATAGAAAAAGGGTCACACTACTGCAACCCTTTAACCAACTAATCTAAAAATGAAAAAATGTTAGCACCTTTAAGAAGGAGTGCCAGTCCTTATTTTATATTATGTTCATATAAGTATCTATACACTTCGTTTATCTTGTCTTCTAATTCCTTACTGTTTTGCTCGTAAGTTTCTTTACCTCTGCTAAATTGGTTCTTATAGTCTATTACTAATTTAACTGGATAACCACCTTTTTTATAACCTGTTTCTATTGGGTTCTGTATAACATACACTTCATTTTCCCAACATATCTTTTTAACCTCCCAGTCTTTTAACTCTTGAGCAACCATAAGAATCCATTTAAGAATGCGTGTAAACCTAAAATACAAAAGGTAATAAATAACAACCCTCTTTTAATCGTGTTCTTTACAGCTGCTCTATTTTCCTTTGCTGTTAATTGTTTCACTAATCTATATTCGTAACTATTTTTTAAATCTTCCATTGTGTTTGTTTTTGTAAATATATAAAATTAATTTTAAAGTAGTGAAGCGTTTAAGCAATCTGAACTGCATACATCGTCTTCACATTCTGCACCACATACAAAACATTCATTGCTTTGTTGTAGACTTTCTAAGTATCTGTCATATTCTCTTTCTATATAACTCATATCTGTTTGTTTTAAATCTCCTCTAGTTCAAAAGTTGATATTAGTTTATTAAGTTTAGTCTCCATAGACTTGAAAGTCTTAGAGCTATGAACAAGCTTAGCATTAAGAACTATCTTAAATCCACTAGCCCAAGTTCTAACTGAGTCATTAAAACTCACTTCAAGTGTACCTGTTTCACTATGGAACTCTACTACTTCTCCTTCTAATAATCTGTTTTTTAAAGTTGTCATAATTTTTATTGTTTTTGTTTGTTTTAAAAAAAAGGGGATAGAGTTGGTATTCGTTCATCGTTGTCCCCTTGTTTGTTTTAATTACAGTGCTAATATATAATTCTTTTTTAAATAAAAAAAATATTAACAAAAAACTTTTAATAAATGTAATAATTCCCTTTATTAGGATTCTCTAGTTGGTCTGTTAAAACGTACCTAGCTGCATCAATACAATCTGGGTGTTCTCCAGTTGGTTTCTGTAATGTGTTACCTTCTTTATCCTTTGCCCATACATAACCACCTAATTCTCTTTTAAGGTTCTTAGAACGGCTTGTAACAAATATTTCATTTTGGTTTATTAAGTTGATTCCATATACTACTGAATCCCTCCCTTTACTTACACCGTGTATATTGTTTCCATATTGTTGTAGTTCTGCAATAGACTTAGGTTCTGCTGAATCAGCTGTAATACTTTCTTTAATATTAGATGCTTCTAAGAATCTATGTATATCCCTGTTTAACATTCCCTTCTTATAAAGTACCTCATCAAATATATAAGAATCGTTCCATTTGTATAATGCTATTAATGTTGTTGGGTCTACACTATATCCAAAGTCCATTCCATAACCTAATAACCTTGCTTCAAATGGTACAGTATCTATTTCTTTCCAGTCAGGAATACAAGCACCCTCTAAAGAGCCAATTTCTCCAAGTCCGTAGACTCGCCACCACGAAGCCCAGTAGGTTGATGTCTTTCCTTTCTCCTTTGCTTTCTCTATTTCGTTTACAATGCTTACAGGTAAACTATCGTTGTCTTTATAAGTTAGTGTAATAAAGTCTGTGTCTTCTTTTCCTATCAATTCCTTATCTACCCAAAATACACTAGACGGATTGTAGTCTAACCATACGTTTCCACTTGTTCTTACTATTAGTTGTTGATAAGCATCAAATGGTATATTGTTGCACTCGTTAATATATAGGTCTGTTCTTCTTGCTCCTCTTAGTTTATCTGGTTGGTCAGTACTAAAGAACTCTATATAGCTTCCATTTGTAAATGTGTATTTTAAGGTACTCTTATTTAGTTGCACATCCTTATACCTATTCATTGACTTTAAAATGCCTAAGAAGTCTTTATATGCACCTCTACGTAAATGTGGTACACTTTCACTTACTACACTTATTTCTTTATCCCTGTTCTTTATAGCATAATCAATTAATATAAGAAGTATGCAAATAGTTTTACCTGCACTAGTTCCACCCCTTACAATCTTAGTACGACTGTTTAGGCTTCTTAGTTTAGTAAGTGCTTTTGTTTTTTTAACCTGCATAGATTATACAGACTAACGTTCTAGTTATCGCTAATCTATAAACAACGGAACATCTTCATTAATCGTGATGTCTTTAGTTTCTTTTGGTTTACCTAAGTAGTAACTTAAATACAACTGTACCCATTTAATATCTCCAGACTCTACACCTTCTTTAAGTGCTGACAAAGCTGCATCTTCTAAAGGGCTTAAACGTTCTACTAATTGTATTTCGTCTGCTTTAGATTTTCTTCCTGCTCCTGCTCTTTTACCACCGTGTGCCATCTTGAAATAAATTGATTATTCAATTATACAATAACTTTTTAATTCTTTTGTTAAATAGGTTAGTCTTTGTTTTTATAGTAATCTTCAAAGTAAACCCATATAGTTGCTAAGACTATTGCCCATCCTAAGAAGAACAATAATAAATAACTTCCCATCATACTCTTTTTCTTTTTAAGTCCATTTGCATCATACTATATATTGCTTGAACTCTGGTTAATAAATCTTCTGCTTTTTCTTCTGGTGTTTTGTCTATTAGTATATGTAACTTGTTATAGACTTCGTTTATTCTTTTCATTGGTCTTTTAGGTGGTTCGTAAACTTGTTCAACCTCAACCGTTCTTTTAGTGTTCAGCTTTCTCTTTAGTTCTATTATCTCTTCGTCTTTTGACATATCATATACTTCTTTATAGTAGTTGCTTAAACAAGTAATGTATTTTTGTGCAAACTCATAATCTTGTTCTATCCAAAAAGCAGCCTTCTTAAATCCGTGTAATACGGTTGCGTGGTTTAACTCTAAAGTTTTACCTATCGTTTGTAAAGTCATACCCTCCTTTTCTCTTAGTATGTAGAAGTATATAAACCTAGCTTCTACTACTGGTTGTTGTCTTGTCTTTAATCCTATGTCAATAGATAGTGTTTGGCCTATAATGTCTTTTAATAGTTTTGGTTTGTTTATTAGTAGTTCTGTGTATTGTTTCATTTAAAATAATCTTATTTGTTGTTTATGTTGTTCTATTCTTTTAATTGCTGCTTCGTAATATTCTTTGTCAAGTTCACAAGCTGTTAGGTCATATCCTAAGTTATGACAAGCAATAGCTATTGAGCCGCTTCCTAAGTGTGTATCTAATATCTTGTCTCCTTCTTTAGCGTAGTTCATTAAAAGCCATTCGTATAATGCCACAGGTTTTTGAGTTGGGTGTATTTTATTACTTGATGAAGTATTACCTTCTAAATTTCCATAATACCTATAATAAAATTGCTTTGCCACTTTATTAAAACTTGTATAAGCCAATTCACCATCTGAAAAGTTTGGAACAGGATTCCCTTTATACCAAAAAATAAAACCCTTACAAGCATTAATCCATAATGAAGGAAAATAATTAGCACCCCAAACAATTTGATTTTTGCTTATTCTTTTTAATTCTATAAAATATTTATCCGTTGGAATTGAATCATCCCAATTACTATGCTTATACTTATTTGCTTTAACTCTTGTCCCATCACTTGTTTTATTGGTTCTGTTAAAATCTCCAAATCCAATACCATAAGGAGGGTCAACAATAGCTAGGTCAAAGTGATTATCTTCGTACCTAGCCATTAGCTGCATATTGTCTTCGTTTGTTATATTAATCATTCTTTAGTTGTAAGTATTCTGATAAAACATCGTTTATGTGTAGTCTAAAATCTTTAATGGACGTTAATTTAGCGTGGTCGTTTTCCAACATATCTTTATATCGTTTTAATATATATTCACAAGCGTATAAAGAATTTGATTTGTAACTAACATTAACTATTTCACGAAGGCAGTACGATTGTGCTTTACTTTTGCCGTATGTATCAACAAGGCTACTTAACTTATCTGCAAGGTAATCAGGCATCTTACCTGTTCTAAATACACAATCACCCGTAATAAACTTAGTCTTACTGTAATCCATATACAACTTCAGTATAGTTCCTGTTGATAAATTAGTGTTATATTTATTATACTTACCAAGAGTATCATTGTAAGATTGGTCTATTTCCGCATACTTCTCCAAGTAGTCTTCGTTTTTCCAATTTAGGTTACTTGCGTTATATTCAAGTATTATTTTAAGCCTTTCTTTTTCTGTTAAATTATCTAACCAAGTTACAACATAAACTGGCACTACTTCCTGACCTGCTTTAATAGCTGCATAATATCTGTGATGCCCTTCTAATATGTTATATTGGCAATCTACTTTTATCACATCCATCCATCCGAACTTTCTTAATTTAGCTTCAAACTTATTTACGTGTGAATCATCTATAGCTCTATTAATGGCTGATGGGTTAAGTTGTTTAATGTTTAAGATTTCTAACTTTCCTATTTTGAATTGTTTTGTTTTCATAATGTTTGTTTGTTAATTCTTATTAAAGGTTTGTTATTTCTTGCTGTTCGTGTTGTCTTTTAATTATTTCTAATCTACAACGTTTTGCATCGGAGTCTAAGTATTCCCCGTGATGTTTGTTTCTTGCTACAATGTGAAGTAGTTCTTCCATTGTGTACTGTGAGTAAATAAAATCTGTGTAATTCATAATTATTTGTTTTGAGTAAATGTACAAAAACTTTTTTAATTATAAACAAACTTTATTTAATTATTTTACAAAATACCTCGTAACACGTATTGGTCTAGGTCGTTAGGTTCTTCAAAAAAATACTTATAATTCTCAACTGCTCTAAAAAACTTCTCCTTTCCACGTTCTATAAACTCTTCACTAACACCGTAAATACCTATGTCTGTACTTGCTTTGTCTACAACTAAAAACTTAAAGTTCTTTTTATTAAACAGCCTTAAATACATATAGCATTGTAAGTCGTAACCATACTTGTCAGCACTATAACGAAATGAAGATAAGTCGGCAGTAGTTTTAAGGTCTATAATAGTATCGCCTTGTATAATATCCGCCTTACCCCTAAAAGGTAGCCCCTCTAACATATCAATAGCAGGTACTTCAAACTCTGACTTGTTTAGTAATTGTATTGCTCCTTCGTTTCTTAATACTGCATCTGCAATTCTTTCAGCTGCTTTTCTTTCTTTATTTAAAAATACTTCTCCGTGCTTTAGTTTTGCTTCCTTGTATATCTTTGTTCCCTTTGTAGATGCTTCTATAAAATGTAAGTTATCTAATTTTTGTGGTTCTAGTACCATCCAATGAACTAACTTACCAGCTGCAAGTGCAGGACTATCTGAATTAGGGTCTCCATACTTAGTAACGTTTCTGTATGTCTTTGGGCTTTTAAGTATCATTTTTAGACTACTGCTACTTAAAGCGTGTTTACCTAGATGACCGTAATAAAAATTGTCATCGTACATTTGAGTTAGTATTTCTTCTTTACCCCAAGCTTCTCCGTTTAATAATTTTATCATTTGTTTGTTTTAAATTAATCTTCTTCTTTAAATAACGTCTCTTCTATCTTTTCTATTCTTTGTATCATTACCATTAATACTTTTTGCATTTGTTGGATTTCTTTTTGCATCCAAACTAACTTACTTTCTTTCATCTATTATTTGTTTTAGTTTCTGTATATATAAAGTTGCATCCATTAGTTCTTCTTGTAAATGCTCTAGGAACGTTTCTAAGCCATCTAACGAGTCTTCTAGTGTAGTATTATATTTATTAATTCCTACTTCACTACGTGAATCGTATAGGTCTTTTACTTCTTGTACTATTAAATCCTGTGAAGTGTTTTCTATTGGTATTGTAGAGTTCATAGCCCATTGACTATTCATAAATTCATCATACAAGTTGTTATCCTTTTCCATTTTTTCAATGTAGTTTTTTACTGAATCACTCATAAACCTAACTCTTCTTTCTTTTTATATTTATTCAATTCTTTTTCTAATAGTTTTTCTCTACGTTCAGATGCTGCTGCTCTATCTATTGCTCTTAGTTTGTCTCCTAACATTTGGCTCATAGCAATATGATAATTACCTTTTTCAATATTAAGTTTATTCACAAGCAATGCAATCTCTACAATAGCATCGCTAACATCATTTAAATCTTTGTTGTCAGGTTTTACTTTTTTCCATTCACTAATTACAGAAGTAATTGTAACTATTGCTGAACTCATTTTTAAATCTTCAATAGCAGTAAACTTCTTATACATATATTCTTTTGCTTGTCTCAAAAATTACATTTTTTATTTTGGTAATATACACCTATTTTATTTAAAAAAGAAATTATTGGTTCAGTTCCATAATCAAAGTTTTTCCACTCTCCGTTTAAATATCGTCTTGTAACAAAACATTCTTTTAATGGTATGTCTGTATCTTCATCTTTATGTTGGTGTTCTACTTTTAAAACTAAACCGCCATCTCCCCATTTATCAACTATCCTAGTAAGTAGATATTCTTGACCTTTAGGTATTTTATTATATCTACGTTTTACTTCTCCCAGTATTAATATCTGGTTATCAAATTCAAAAACAAAGTCTACATCTGAAGGATGTATTTTACCATTTTGAATACCAGTAAAATCTACTGCTTGATTGACCAATTTACTATTTCTAATTAAACTCATTTATATGTATTCGTTATAAATTCTTTCTAACTTTTTCCAAACTCCATTTAAGAAACAACTGTTACAAGATGTTAATTCTCTTTTGTCATTAAAGACCCTATTGTATATTTTTAGTAATGCTTTTTGTTCGTCTACTGTTATAGTGTTTAGCTTACCTATTCTTTCAGATAAGTAATCAAACTCTTCTTCTGTTAAACAATTTGGTTTGTAATGTGGGAATAAGTAATTTAATTTTTCTTTACGTTCATCACATCCGCAATCGTCTCCTGCTATAAACTTAACAACTTTCTTTATTCCAGTTGCTTCAGTAAACTTTTCAACTACATCGCCAATACCTTTGCTTTCTTTGTCGTAGTTCTTTTTCCACTCTTTGTACTCTTTGGTTCTTTTGTCCCCTTTAAATTCTGTCATAATCTTGGTTTTTATAGTCCTCATAAGTTTCGCCTAACTTACTACGAACATCTTGTTTACAATTCTTTAAACTATTAAATATACTTACCCAACTTATATTAGTTTCTTTAGCAATTTTTCTAATACTTAAGTCAGTATCTCGGTACAACTTAAACAACTTTCTATCGTACCAAGTCCATTCTTCAGCAACTTCATCAATAAGGCTGCATACTTTGTTAAATGCTTCGTGTTCTTCTAAATTAGTTTGGTCGGCTATTTGTAGAAAATTTTCGTCATCGTCAATACTAACTTTATTAACTTTTCTTTTAGAATTATAGTACTGAAAATATAATGAACGTAAAGTAAAAAACATATATCCCCTAGATACTTTATTATCCTTAATGATGTTTTGCGGTTGTGCATATTTTATTAATCTTATGTAGGCTTCTTGTACAATATCTTCGGCATAATTATACTCGCCAAAACCATTAACTATTTTAATCCAATCTTCGTGCTGATTAGCTACAATATTTAACCAATCAGTAAGTACTATTCTTTTTCCTCTACCCATATTATAGTTAGACTAATAAAACCAATACAACATTGACAAGTGTATTGCGTTATTTTATGTTCTTCAATATCTTCTTTAGAGTATAATGCACCAAACATTAATCCTATAATTGGTTGTATGTATACATCTGCTTTAACTTGTTGTGCTATATAAAAAAGCACCGTTGCAATTAATAACAAAACTAAAACAATTTGGAAAAGTATAATCATAACTTAAAATTTTAATATCTCGTTTACGTCTGACTTTTTACTATGCAAAATATCTTTATCCATAAACTCAAATCCTACATTATTTCTTGACATTCTTAATTTTATTGGTTCATTGTATGGAGTACACCTTCCACCCGTTTCAGTTTCTTTTACCTTTAAAACGTGTATATGTGTATACATCCAATCAGTTCCAGAACCTGTATAACGATGGCAGCATATTACGTCATCACTACGGTTACCCCATTTACCTCCACCTTCTACACCTGCTAACCCTAAAGGTTGTGGAAGTTCTGCATACTCGTGGTCTTTTGGGTGTACCCTTCTTAAACTTTCTGTAACACCGTGAGCATTTAAATATACTGCTACATTTCTTTTTTTAGCAAATAATCTAAACTCACTTGCTACTTGGTAATCGTATTCGTGTTTACCTACACCTCTCATTATTTGAGTGTCTACCGCTAAACTATTATAAGGGTCAATTAGTATTGCATCATAATCCCAAGCATCTTTTATATCGTTTGCTTGTTTTAGTAATTGCTTATAAGTAACTAACTCTTCAACGTCTATTATTTTAAAATGTTTGTCACACCATTTAGTAGCTTCGTCTATTTGTGATTCAGATGCTGTTTGTATTGGTAAACCCATTTTAAATTCAATAATTTTTCTAACTAAGTTATGTGAACTGTTTTCACTAGACCAAATTAAAAACCTTAAATTATGTTTTATAGCCCATACCGTAAACAGGTAAGTTGTTAAACTTGTTTTCCCAACATTTGCGTGACCTATGATTAAATTAAAGTTACCTTGTTTAAACCGTAGGTATTCATCAATATCTTCAATACCTATTCTTAAACCTTCTTTTATTCTTCCATACTTTATATCTAGTATCTTACTCTTAATATCTTTTGCTTGTGCTATCATTGTTTGTTGTACTTTAATATATCCTTACTAGGAAAGTTCTTTATTTTGTACTCATATCCTAAAATTGGATTTACTTGGTAGTTCCAAAAATCGTGTGGTAATGGTTCTCCTTCTTTTAGTATTTTTAATTTTGCCATATAAAGGTAATAAAAAAGGGGGTTGTTACACCCCCAGTTAATTAAAACGGTAAATCTACTTCTCTTGCTTCGTTTTGTTGGGTGTTTGTTACTTCCTCCCTTTGTGCTACTACTATTGTAGTTTCTGGGTTTATCCACCTTACACCTGCATTACCTAAAGAAATCTTTTTAGTCTTTGCTTCACGTTCTTCTTTACTTTGTGATTGTACCACCCAAGCATTATTATTATACTTGCTTTCATCACTTAGCAAAATATCAAAGTTTAAATACTTTCCTTTGTTTAATTTGCTTTTGTCTATTGATTCTAAATCAATACTTCCTGAAATAATTCCTGTTGTTGCCATAAATTTTTACTTTAAAATGTTTATAATTGGTTATGTAATATACTCTTTTTATTTTACAATTTGCTGAGTTCATCTTGAACTTTTTTAGACACCTTGTATTTACTTTTAATAATATCTATAGAACCACCTTCTTTAAGGTATTTTAATGCTCTACTAAATTCAGGTGTATTAGAATTTAACCAAGCTTTAGGTTGTTCTTCTACTGGTGTATTATTAGATGCAATATTACCATCGTCATCTACAGCTTGTAAACCTAATAAACTTGCTAATGTATAACGTCTATAATAAGTAATAGCAGAACCTAATTTTTGTGGGTCGTTTAGTTCTGGTAACTTTAAAGCACTTACTACACCACCTGTTCCACTAATACAAATTAACTTAGAATAAACCATATCTTCTTCAATAGGTTGCAATAAAAGTAATTTGTGCTTTTTTAATAATGGTTGCAGTTGTTTAATAAGTGAGTTGATGTCAAAATACTTTGACTTGTAAAATGGATTCTTAGCATCCTTGCTAATAGTTCCAATCTCTTGCTGTAAATTAAACAGCTTTTCATTAATTTCAATTTGTTTGCTCATATATATTTATTTTATTGCAATATACAACAAATTTTTTAAATATAAAAAAAGGGCTAGAAATGAATCCAACCCTTTAATAAACAAACAATTAATAAGAATTAAGTACTAAAGAAGTTTTTTAACTTCATCAGAGTAGTGTTGAAACATTTCCTCTAATTCTATACTTGTAAATTTAGTTATTTTATTACTTTTTTGGTGTAAATTTTCAGAAAGTTGTTTACCAAGATATAAACTATATTTGTATTGTTCTCCACTTCTAAACATATTACATCCTACACATTGTGGTTTTACATTATCTTCATCCCATCTAGTAGAGTAATGTTTTCTACTCATAAAATGCCCTGCTTGTATTCCGCCTGTTTTCCAATGTCCTTTTTTACCACAAGTAACACAAGTGCAAATATCATTCTTAGAGTTTTTAAGTCTTATGTATTGACTAAATACAACATCTAATTTTTTAACTAGTTTGCTTCTTGTTGGTTTTTTAGAATTTTTTGGCATTGTTTTTCTAAGCATCTAGTGATTTAAGTAATAAACTACCTGAATCTTCATCTATTCCTTTTATTTGCTTATATATGTATTTAGAGTTTTTTTTTACTTCTAACCTTTCTGCTTTTGTAGAATCGCTTCCTAAGTTAGTGTACATATTACAATCTAATTTTAGTAGTTTGTCAGTTCTTTCTTTAATGCTTAATGCAAAATCTTTAGCGTATTGTTCTGCTTTTTCTTTTATATCTGTTTTCATATTATTTATTTAAAGATTAATTATTATTAAGCCTCCTCCCACCAAAGGTACTTCGTTTATTTTTAACAAACAAGTACGGTTATTAACAAAAAAGTAAAATGTAGTCTATTTATGTTTGTTGTTACCCATAACTTTCTCAAATCCACGAGAACCAAAGTAACCCATAAACACAATCTGTAACAAGGACTTAACAGTATCTAAACCTTCTAACTGAAAGTACCATCCAACAACAAAAGATATTGTTAAAAAAATTAATGTTAAAGGTCTAACGTTACTAGCTAACCAACTCCCACTTCTAGCATCGGCAACCCATCGTCTAGTTATTCCGTCAAATTCGTGTATTTCTTGTTCTAGTTTTTTAAGTGCTATTTCTTTGTCAGCACTACTCATTTCAGAACCACCTATGAGAGCCTTTACAACACTTCCTACAGGACTATCCCCAGCAAGTGAACCTACTACACTAGGTATCTTTTCCAGTAAGAACTGACCAACCTTAGTGTCTTTAAACTTCTTTTTACTCATAGGTTAAAGTATTTCCTGCAGTATTAGTACATCCAAATAACTTTTTTGTCTTTATCTGGGTCGTTATCAACGTGGATAAATGATTTGGCAATACCAATGCGATTGAATCCTGCTTTAACAAGGGCATCAACAATAATAAATCTTTCTCTTGAACCTGTACAGTGGATGTCTGCTGCGTATCCGTACAAATGACTGCTTTCTTTTTTTCCTCCAACATAAGCATTATGTGATTCACTTCTGTATCCACTATTGATTTTAAAACTAATACCAGCAATACCACGAGCATCGTCAAGCATTTGTAAAAATGGGTTTTGCATATACTTACCACTTCCCAACTCATCAGGCGAATCAAATTCAGATAATTCAAAATGTAACATATTATTTTTTTAGGTTTTCTTTTACAGCATCTCTATCGTCAAAATCTAGTGCAGCCTTTAGAATAATTTTATCCATTACATTGTCTTGATTTTCAAGCATCTGTTTTTGTAATTCAATTACCATACTTTCAAGATTGTCTTTTGCTGCAACTAATAACTCTATTTGGTTTTCTTTCTTTTCTAAACTAGACTTTAAGGCATTTACATCGTCAGGCTTTGCTCCTGTAATTGTACTAACAACAATACCAATACTTGCTGAGATAGTTCCAATTAACATCATTACAACCTCCTTGTTTGTATCTAATACAGGATATTGCATCAATATAAATATGATTGCCATTACTAATAGGAATATGAATAAACTCCCTATGTAGTGACGTAATTCTCTCGCTACTCCATTTTTTGGTAGATTCATTTATTTAGTTGTTTATAGATGTTAATACCTGTGTAAAGTATTGTCATTATTAATACTATTGTTTGCAGTATTGGATTTATATCAGTTACAAAACTGAATGCTACTGCTCCTATATTGATACCATATATTTTTAAATCTTGCATTAGTGTCCTTCGCTATTTAAAGCAGTTATTTCTGCTTGGGTTAGAGCTTTGTTATAAGCCCTTACTTTACTTATTTTTCCTGCAAAATCATAAGTAGTTACATTTATGTTACTATAATACCTGCCTATTAATGTATTTGCTGGAGCAGTATAAGGTGTTAATGTGGATGCAGTAGTAGATACAACACTCCCATTTTTGTAGAAAATTAAATTAGAACCATCATAGGTAACTGCTAAATGAGTCCAAGTATTATTTGGCAAAGAAGCTGAACTACTACTACTACTGTTACCTGAAGAGTCATAAAATGTAAAACTAGCATTTCCACTAGTTTGACTTAACACATAGCCAAAAGGTGATGTATTTACAACCCTTGTTATAATACCTTTATTACCAGTAGAGTTAGATGGATTAACCCAAACCGATATTGAACTATCTTTAGAAAAATTTAAAGCTGCATCACTTCCTAAATTTATGTAATTACCACCACTTATATTAAAAGAACCTTCAGAGTTCCAAGAAGGAGTACCTACAATATCCCCGTGAAACTCATTAGGATATTTAGGCTTAGTGAAGTTAAAGTTTTGTCTTACTTGTTCTTGTGTTAGTGTAGAAGTATATGCTCTTACTTGACCTATTTTACCATTCCAATGATAAATATTACTAGAATTGTAAACTCCAATCGTTGTGTCACCACTTGAATCGCTATAATTGTCATTAGTGCCTGTACCTATTGAATCTCCATTTACAAAGCACTCATAAGAACTTCCACTAACTGACACCGCTAAATGATACCAAGTATTTGAACTTATAGTAGTTGAGCTCCCTGCTGAACCTACAAGAAATGAAAGAGATTTGTTAGAATGGTTTAATTGAATGATTATTCTACCATAATTTAAAGATGATTGGTTCATTGAGAAAGGCATACCGAACCCACTAGATAAATCATCTGAATTAACCCACATTTCAAGAGTTTTATCAGATTGGTCAAAAGCAGTAGTAAATGAAGATTGCAAGGTAACCTTATCACTACTACCATTAAACTCAAAGAAGTCTCCTAACTCATCATTATGAGTAGCACCTGTAATAGTTCCGTTGTTTCCATTACCGCTTGAATCTAACCAGTCTCCAGAACCACTATAAGAGTCAGCTTCTAAATTAAGTTCTAAGTGTGGTTGTTCGTTGTTTGTGTTTTTAGCAAACGCTAGGTAAATGTGAGTTTGATTGCTAGTGTTAGCAGAACCTCCATTTAAAGTAAACCCATCTCGGTTAAAAGTTATTGAAGTAGATGAATTTGTTTCTGCATTACTGCCGTTTGCTCGTAAGTATGCGTTTTTATTTGTATCGGTATCTCTTTTATTGTCAAATATATTCCAGTTATCGCCTGATGTAGAGCTTCTTTTAATCATTAAAAAAGCAGGTTCAAACTCAGTGAATATCTTATTACCAGCTGCTCCTGTTCCTGTATAACTACCTACTTTACTTACACCTCTTTTAGAAGCGAAGCAGTAGGCAATCCAATCCGCTGTTGCAGAATAGTCTTGTATAGAAAATGTATTCGTATTAGCAGTCCAATACTCACTAGTATTAGCAGCATCGGTAGTATTTAAGTGTAAATTTTTTGAAGTGCCTACGTCTTTATGAAATACATTCCAGTTTCTTGATACACTTGTAGATTTAAGTATTATCATTTCAGGGCTTTGTCCTAAACCGTGTGCTACCGTATCTCCTATTAAAGCAGGGGAAGTCCATTTTACAATACTAAAACCTAAGTTTGTGTTTACGCTTAATTTATCAATAGCTTCTGTACCATCCGTTAAACCTGCTATCGTCATAGTAGAGTAAGACGTTCCATCTATACTTACTTTATCAGAACCACTAGGAGCACCACCTGCTTTAAAACACCAAGAAACGAAATCTACGCTAGACCTATTTATCTTATCTAAATCACCAGCATTGTTTCCGTAAAGTGTAAACCCATCAGTGTCAAAACTTGTAAATCTATTATAATTACTTTCAGAGTCTATTGAGTTATTTGAATTTAAGATGTCATCCGTACCCCTCAAAGAATCATATAAAACGTGATTGTAAGTGTCGTTTCTTGATTTAAACCAAACAAGGTCAGGTTGAAAACCTACTCCCGTAATAGGGTGTGACTGTACGCCTGTTCCTGTATAAATAACAGTATTAAAATGGTCTTCTGGGTCTATTGAAGGCTTAAAGCCCACAGTGTCTGCTAACTCAGTTTCATTAGTGTCTTTAGCTATTGCGTAGTAGATGTAAGTATCTCCGTTTCTGTTAAATTCGTTATCTAGTCCGTAGGTTAATCTAATCCCATCTCTCTCAAAGTCACAAGTCCAGTAAGCCGTTGTATTGTATTCTACAGCATTACTATTTGCTAGTATAGTTTTTGAGTTTTCACCTCTGACATTATCTTTTATAAGCCACCCAGTATTGCCTCTGCTTGTGTTTTTAATCATAAAGAAAGCAGGTTCAAATCCAATATATATTTTATTATCTGTAGTCCCGTTTCCGATGTAACTATCTACTTTAGATACTCCTCTTTTGGATGTAAAACAGTAGTTAATATAATCTTGTGTGCTGTTTGATGAGTTATTTGTAATTGTTGTTGACGTTATTGAAGAGAAAGAACCTGAGTTTGTAGTTGTGGCATCTCTTGAATTCAATTTCAAATATTTACCAGTTCCTACATCTTTATGGTAAACTAACCAACTCCATCCGCTAGCATTATACCCTTTGTTTATTATCATCTCAGGAGCAGAGTCTAGCCCGTGTCCAAACGTTATCTCTCCACTTGTCCCAGTTGTTTTTACAACGCTAAATCCTAAATCATTGTTGGCTCTAACTGTTGAATCTACTGTTCCTTCTGTGTTAGTTTCTTCAACTCCTCCTGCTTTGAAACACCAAGCAACATAATCTTCTCCATTTGTGTTAGTTCTCCCACCTCCACCTGTTATGGTAAATCCATCTGATTGAACAGAAGTAGGCATATTAGGAGAAGTAAGTTGAGCATCAGTTCTATCTGAAGCTATGTAGGGAGCGGGCGATGTAATACCTCTAACTGAATCTACAATAGCGTGTGAATCTGTAGTGTCTCTATTTTTTACCCAAATTAAATCTGGTTGAAATCCAACTCCAGTTATTGCGTTTGTTGTACCTGTTCCTGTATAAATTACAGTATTAAAATGTTCTGATACGTTTGTAGTGGGTTTAAATTCAAAGTCGTGTATATCGTACCAAACATCTCCATCACCATCATAAGAATCTACATCCCCTGCATTTAAGTCTAGCATTATATTTGGGTTTGCATCGCCTCCTGCTGCTGCTTCTTCTTGTACTATAAGTTTTTCAGTAATCGCCATTTATAGGGATTTAGAAGTTAATATCATACTTCAATACAGAAGCTTTTGTTTTTAGAGCATTTATCTTTGCTTCTTTGGTTGATACATTTGTTCTTATTGCATCTCTTTCAGTTTGTATATCTGAAGGTATTTCAGTTCCGTTTTCAGCCTTTCTAATAGCGTACCAATCTGTAGATGATAGTTTATTATAGGCTAGAGATTTTAGCTCTTTAATACGTCTTGTTTTAAGTTCTGCAACCGTTTCACTTATTGTCTTATCTTTTACATCGTAAGTAAATACTTCTCTTGTTGCATCATTGCCATCAATATCAGTATAAGCATAAGAACCTTCAAGGTGTAGGTTATGTATTACTTGAATTACTGGGTCATAATCAGGAACAATAACATCAAAGAAACCTTCTGCTTCTAGTTCTTCAGTTGTTGCATTGTGGAATCCACCTATGTAATGCTTTGTTCCTTTCCATTCGCTAGGTATTCTTGAATACTTAACTACTTTTCCGCTTTCTAATCTTGCTTTCATATTATGTTGCTATTGGGGAAATTTGATACCAAGCGACATTTGTGGCAGTCCACTTGATTTGAATTAGTTGTTTTGCTGCGGTGTCCGAATATGTACCGCCTATTTTATTAAAAGTACAAGCAGAACCATTTACAGTACCAAATGCACTTGTATAAGAACCACCGCTTCCAGTTATCTCTAATGTTTTTACGTCTCCTATTACTACATTAGTAAAGTTAAACGTATGTGAGTGTCCTGAGGTCATTGTAAACACATCACCTAAAGAAGTGTCTACTGTTATTGCAGCCGCTGAAGTTAATGCAACTGCTGAAGTATATTCTACTCCTAGTTCTGCATTTGTTACAATGTTGTCATTTAACATTGCTTCAGTTACAAAGTTGTTACCATACACTTCGTTAAAGTTGTCATTTAATTTGTCAAAGGCATTTCTTAGTTGGTCTCCTGTACCATCATTTGCTACTGTGCCTATATTTACGGTTTGTTTAGCCATTTTATTTTATTTAGTATTCGGTTGCATCTGCTCTATATTGAGTCGTGTCTGCTAAAATTAAATTTGTATCTACGGTTAGTAACGAACCATCTGCATCAAAAGGATAAACCCCACCCCATCCATTTGCTTCGTTTACGTTACCAAACCAACTTACTGCATATATACTTCCCCAATTCATAAACATTGTGGTTTAGAGTCAATATTTATAGTAGACTGGTTAGAGTTATCCCCCCACCAAGAACTACAATAAATTTCTCCCCAATTAATAACATTTGCCATATTATAACAATATATTTTTTACCTTTTTGTTATTTATGTTTTTAAGGTATTGAGTCAGTTTTTGCACATTCTCTTGTTTTGGTTTGTAACTACCTACTTTTTTTCTTTTTACAGTACCCATCCACTAAAATTTGAATCTTTGTCAGGATGTACGTCATCGTTTGTATTTGAATTGTATTCAGGAAACAAAGTATTATTAAAACTCATATAAGAAATAAAACGGTCTGTATAATATTGTGCAGTATCTCGTTCTTTTTCAATTAAAAAATCTACTTCTTCTTTTGATACATTTTCTGCATTCTCACTAGAGTGTTTAAATACCCCCTTATTTGCTATTGTATAAGCTGCGTAAGGCAAATATTCAACCATAGCCCAATGAATTAACATAGGCTTTACGTATACGTTTACAAGGCTTAAATAATCACCTGTTAAAGTACCTGCTATAATATCGGCTTGTATCTTCTTAAATAGGTCTGTTCCTAAAAAGTTTTGTATGTGTATGTCTTGAGAGATTTTAATGTACTGAATAAACTTATCCGTGTCTACGTTTCCGTTCATTGCAGTAAATTTTACTACGTCTGCTCTTCCTATTAATAGTGCTTCTGCCATTTTTTACTTATTTACAAATCCGTTGTTTGGCATATCCGTTGGTCGTTTAGCCACATTTGAATCATTCTTTTCAGGTGTAAACCCTTCCTTTTTTGCTTTGTTTACGCTTACCTCTGCTTTTGGGTTTTTTGCATCTGGTTCTACTCCTTTTGCCATATAAGTTTTACGCATCCAAAAATGATGGCACGAACCTCCACCTTTAAACTCCCAGATTGAGTACGTGTTTGCACCACCAAGTCCCCAACCTGCATTTACAGCTTGGCTTCCCATTTGAATTATATCTTCTTTGCGATATATCTTTTTTGCAGCTACCATTTTCTTACAAAATTCTCTACTATTTGCAGCTACTTTTAAAGGTGCATACTGATAACGTACCTTGAATTTTAAACCGTCAGCTTCTCCATCTTGTTCACTTTTTGCATTAGGTCTTGCAGCACCAGTTGAAGCCAAACCAATCATTTTATCTAAAGCTTCTTCTTGTTCGTAGTCTACTGCTCGTTCATCTACTAATTCCCATTCGTCAAGGTTTTCTTCTTCTCCAAATTCTTCTAACAAGTCAAATGCTTCGTCATCATTAAAAGATTCTTCTTTAGATAATTTAGTACTATCACAACAAGATAATTTAACACCAGTTTCTTCTTCTCTAGATTCGTCTGTTATTGCGTTATCTGTTTCAATGAATTCAAGCGGTTGTAAGGTCTTAAAATATAATTTAAGTGATATACCATTAAAAGATAATATATCGTCAATACAGTCTATTAAAAGGTCTTGATAAGGCTTTATAGTAACGTTGTTAAATAGTAGTGAAGCTGTTTTTATTTCGTCAGCATTATTTCCTAGTCCGTTGTTACCTGTTCTAATACCTAAAAGTAAAGGAGAAGTAATACGGTGTGCAACCATTAACTTATTAGAGCATTCAGTAGATAAATATTCGTAATGTGCAGGAGCATCATTTAAAGGTACATCGTCAATAGTAGTTTTACTTTCTGCATTGTTGTTAAATGCTATAATTACCTTTTCTCCACGTGAACCTGTAAGCTTGTGCATTACATCGTTCTTAATACTTAACTGTTGTTCTCTGTCAGGTATTCCGTTGTTGAAGTTTACTACCTTCGTACCACTAAAACCATTTTGCACATCGTTAATTAAGTAGTCAGATACTTCTGATTCTAGTTCTGCATAGGCTAATGCACCTTGATAATCTACTGGACAATAATAATCGTAACCAGATACATATTTTTTAGCTATTTTTATTTCAGGTTCTGTACCATTACCATATCCAAAGGAAGCAATACGTTTAGGTTTGTCATTTGGTTTTATTTTAGACCAATCGTAATGATAATAGTAAGCTTCTATTTTTCCATCTTCGTTGCATTTTTCTGCACGTAATGTTTGACGTGGAAAGTGTTCTGCTTTATATACTTTTTTGTCTTTGTAAAGTATTTGAAAACTTGCTTCTCCTAATAGTTTTAAATCTAATGCAGATTTACGTAAACAATCGTTAGAAAATATAGAACGCATTGCAGCGTATTCTTCTGTTTTACTACTACTATCTAAAGCATCTAAACCTTTTCCATATATCATAGAACTTACACCGTTAATAATGGCATTGTTAGTAGCACTATTGGTATAAAGGTCTATTAAGTAGTTATAATAATTGTTATCGCTTCCGTAAGCTATCCAATCTTTTCTTTTGTCTTCTACTATTTCAGGTTTGTTGTAAGTAGATAAATTTAAAACGTGTAATCCACCTTCTTTTTTGTGTTGATTTCTTGCCATTATAAAACTATAAAGTCGTTAGCTACTGTATTTTCTGTAAATTCGTTCTTATGTACGTTGTACGTTGTAACGTTTTGGTTAGTACAGAAGATTTTATCCTTAAAAACTGTTTCTGAACTATTGTTAATTTCTAACATATACATAGTGTCTTCTACTAAAGTAAAAACAGAACTATATTGGTAGTAATAATCTAATGCGGTAAATGTTGTTGCAGTTGAACTAAATACTTCTGTATTTGTAGATTCGTTTTTTATCTTAATTGTATATGTAGTTCCTTGCGTGTATTCTCTAGGTATAAAACTAAAGGTTTGACTGTTCGTAGAACTTTGTAATATTATCATATATATACAATAAAATAAAGTTAATTTTGTTAATTTAAAGACATAAAAAAAGGGGCTAAATGCCCCCTTTAATACCTAGTAAATAATTACTATGAGTTTGTACCTACTGTAACCGTTACAGTTGCACTTCCCATTCCTGCGTATGGGTCTGCACTTGTTGGTGAATCTACAAAGTTAGCAGGTTTTAATTCTTGTGCATTAAAAGTAAGCGTGTAACCTGAAAGGTCTGCCATTGCAGCACCTGTTACTATTGTTCCACCTGTTACTTCTGCACCGTGTTCTAATCCCATTACAAATACATTACCATTGTAATCTTCTACCGCTATATGAGGTCTTCCGTATGCTAAAAGTTTTACCTCTTTGTTGTCCTCTTTTGATAGTTTCTTAAAAGTAATATTTAATGTTTGGTCAAAGAATGTTGTACCGTTTTCTCTTGAAGAAGTTATAGCTTGTTCAAAGCTACTATTCCCCTTTAATTCATATTTGAAAGCAGTAAAAGTTCCACTCAAATCAGTAATTTGGTCATCAGCATCTTGTGTTACTGTTCCTAAGTCTCCAAAGTCAGTAAAATAAATTGCTCTTAGTCCTCCAACTACATCTTTGCAAGGTTCTTTTCTACCTCTAGTTAAATCACAAGCCATCTTTTTTTATATTAAAAAAGGGTAGGTAAGAAATCCCACCTACCCCTTTTGGTTATTTAAAATTTATTTATTAAGAATATAGTACGATGTCGCTTCCTATTCCGTAGTTTACTCCTGCAGTAAATCTCATTACTACTCTAACATTTTGTGAACCATCAATGTCAGCCATATCAATTACTTTTACTTCATTTTGGTCTGATAATAAACCAGTTCCAAAGTATAAGTTAGATTTCTCTGCGGCTACCATAGTATCGTCTGCAAGTCCGTTAGCTACTGCGATTTTTACGCCATCGTAAGAAAGACCCCCTCCGTTGTACCATTGAGTTCCTTTGTTGTCTGTACCTGCACCACCAATAGTTGCTTGGAATCCACCTAATGCTCTTGTGTATGCACGTGCTACGTTTTGAGATACATAAATTAACATATCTTCAGAAGTGTAAAGTGTAGAAGGAATTGCATCTACAACCAAACCAATTTTATCAATTACGTTTGCTGCTGTTACTGCTGCTCCTGCTCCTACATCTATAATATCAGCATCTGCTAACATTAGTTCTTTGAATCCACCAAACTGACCATCTGTTGCAGCTGCTCCATTCCAAATTGATTGCTCAGTTCTTTGTGCTACTTTTGCAGCTACGTGACCGATTAAGAAGTCCGAAAATGACGGAGGAAGTGAATCAAATGCTGAGTAGCCTTGACTTACAGCTTCCCAATCATTATGAAAATCTGCTTTACAAATCTGTAAATTTACTTGTTGGAAATCTGGTTGTAAGATTCTTTCAGTAAGTGTAAGTGTAGAAGTTGGTGCAAAGTCACATCCTGCATCTTTTACTAGACCATCAGTAGAAACCTTTTTTAATACTTCTTTAAATTTAATGTTTGGTTTAACAGTAATTAAACCGTTATCCAAAGTCGCTCCAGAGAGAAGAGCCGCCGAGATGTACTGTCCAGCTGATTCTCCTGCGTAAGTAGTTGTAATACTTGTAGTTGTTGCCATTTTGTTTTATTTTTTAATATTAGATATTTTTTGTAGAACTCTATCTATTGTAGAAGTTCCACGATTTTGTGAGTAAAGGTTTAGTGTTTTACTATCACTTGCTTCAGGATTATGGTTTACTTTTTCAACTTTTGAAAATTCTTCCTTAACTTCTTCCACAATTTCTTCAACAGTTTCTTCAACTGATAATTCGTCTTTCTTGTCAATCATTGCTTTAATTTCGTCAATCATTGATTTAACTTCTGCTAAGTCTTCTTTTGTAGCATAAGCCATTTCTTCTTCGGCAGCTTCAACTTCTTCAGCTTCTACTTCTTCTTCTGCAGGTGCTTCTTCAGTTGCTTCTCCAATAGACTTAATAATACCTTCTTCTTCAATAATCAATGCTTGACCATCTTCTAAAGTGTAGTCTCCTACTGGTAGTGCTACTTTTTCGTCTTCAGTTACAATAAAAACCTCTTTACCTTCTGCAAATTCTTCAGCTTCTATAATAGTTCCGTTTTCTAATGTAGCTTGAGCCAATTTAATTTCTTGGTTTTCTTCGGATAGTTCTAATCCGATAACCTCCTTTACTTTGTTTAACATATCCGTTGCTTTCATATATATTACAATAAATTAATATTTACTTTGTTGTGTTTTTAATTTCTACCAATATTAGAAAGGTCAGCTTTTGCTTTATTGGATAATTTTTCTAATTCAGATAAATCCGACTTTAATGAAGATAATCTTGAGGGTTCGTCAACACCTAATTCTTCAAGTTCATCTTTAAGATATTCCATTTCATCTTCAGCACTTCCAATATTATCTAAAAAATCAAAACGATAAATATCGTGTGCTTTTCCTACCAACTTTTGAGCATCTTCTAATGCTTCTTCCAACATTTCATATGCTCCATAGGCGGATTGTATATATCCTTCTATTTGGTTCATAGCATTTAATTGTACAGGCATTAATCCTTTTTCACTTCTTTCTTTAGCTAACTTGGTAAATATTCTTTGTACACTTGGTTTCATATCTTATTTTAATACTTTTGTTAATGTTTTCTTTTGCTGTTCATAAGCATTTATAGCTTGTTTCAGCTGTTTTGCTTCGGGTATTTCTACACCTAATTTTTTAGCTTTAGCTATTGCATCACTAAGCATCTTTTTAGAAACACTATAAACCGAATCAACTCTATTCATTTCCCTAACACCCTTTGCTATTGCATCACGTGCATCAGTAGCAAACTGCATTAGGTCATCTCTACCTTTGTCTAATTCTTTTTCAAGTTTTTTTAATTCACTTGCAATGCTAAGTTCTACTTTCTGAGTAGAAAACTTTTGAAGTATCTCTTTTGTTTTATTATCCATATTTATACAATTATATATTTAAAGTTTTGTTGTGTTTTTAATTTGCTGCAATACAAGTATCACAATCTACATAAACTGTTTCAGAATCTATATGGTGTTCTCCACTTGATACTGTATTTAAAACAGTATAACAATTAGAATGTCCTGTATTTTCAAAGTTAAGGTAGTAAACACTTCCTACTGTAAGAGTTCTATCGTGTACGTGTATTTCTTTGTGCATACTATGACCGCATCTTTGAACCTTATAGTAATTAACTACACCTGTATGAACCTCGCCAGTTATATTGCCAATTCCTTGAGCCTGAAAACTACCATCACAACATTTAGTAGAGTACTTGCCATCTTTACAAAGGCATCCACGCTTGTCATTTTGTGGGCTTGGTATTCTACTCATTCTCTATGCTTTTAAGTTTTGATTCAGCCCAAGACTTTGCACTTTTACCACCCCATAATAAATAAGATATATAACCACAGCTTTCGGTATCTCCTTTTTCGTAGTAAACTTCTGCTCTGCTTAAATAACTAAACATCCTTTTTATAGTTTCTACTGTTACTGGTTTACCTTGTGCTAATTGTTGAGCTCTTATTTTTCCTACTTGTGTAGCACATTTGTTATCTACCTTTTCGTTTAAGTCAATACCTCTTTTAGCATTGTTGCTAACTGATTCAGGATAGTCGGAATAGCTTTCTAAATCGTAGTCCTCTCCTTTTAAAAGTGCTGTTAGTTGTTCTATTATGTGTTGGCTTTCTTCTTCTTCTATTTTTGCTAATTCGTTTGGTTCGTTAGGTCTTTCTAACTTGTCAGCAAAGTAGCCTTCAATACTAAATCCTTTTACTTTTCCACTTTTAACGTAATCGTTCCAAACATCATCATTGTGTACTTTCATTGAAAGCATCCAAGTACCTATTGGTACATCTAAATCGTAGAACCTTGTTTTATCTTTTTCATCTTCTACTATCCAACTTTCAACTGCAGTTAAACCAGTTAAAGGCATTTGGTGTTCTAGTGTAGAATTGTTTTGGTTACCTCTTATAAAAAATAACTCTGAAGCTTTACGTACAGTTGCTTTAGAAAAATATATATAATATTCGTTGTCTTCGTTTTTTCTGTATATTGGTTTATTGGGAATCAAAGCAGCACCCATAAGAATCCGCTTCTCTTTGTTCACCTCTGCAAATTTAAACTCTTGGTTTTTTAATGCTATAAAGTCGCTTTCAATGGCAGGGGATTCTACAATTGATACCGCTTCTATTCCTGATACTTCGTCTTCTTCGTCTATAAATAGTTCTACTATATCCATATTAATACAATACTTTTTTAGTGTTTTTGTTAATTATCCAATACTAGCTGTTTCAACTATATTTCTATCTAATGCTTGTGCGGTGCTTACATCGTTACTAACTACAAAAGCTTTTATAGGTTGTTTTTCGTCTTGTCCTATTGCTTGTGCTAATTGGTTTGTTTCAGATGCTCCTACTACGTTAAATGCTGGGGGTGCTGAAGACGGTACGCTTGGTCTACTACCTCCTCCACCACCGCCACTTGAACCTGACAAGCTAGGTTTTTTAGTTGCAAGAATAGATTTTAGTTGTACCCCTGCAAATGCTGCTGCTAATCCTGCTTGAACTATTGGATATGCAGGAAAAAAAGTTGTTATTGGTGAAGATTGAGCAGTCTTATAAGCGTTTTGTACACCTTCAATACCTGCAGTTGTTACTTGTGCTACTGCAGCTGCTTTTCCTATTGCAGAACCTTCCCCTGCAAGTTGTATAATACTACCTAAAGTTCTTTTGTCTTGTTCAATAGCGTTTGCAGTTGCAGCTTCTTTTGCTTTTTTCTTTTCTTCTTCTGACTTTATAGCTGCTTCGGCTGCTTCTGCATAATAATCTAAATCTTTTTCTTTAGCTTCTTCTATTAAGTCTTGTCTTTCTCTTTCTAAAGAATTTATATTGGTTAGTTGCTCTGAACGGAAACCTGCAATTTGTGCTTGTACTGCTTCCTTTTCGTTTTGTGCTTCTAATAAAGCTATGTAGTTTTCTTGGTTTTGGTTTTTATCGTATTGTGCTTGTGCAGATGCTAATTGTACGTCTACTTGTTTCAACATCGCAACTTCTTGTTCATCTAGTATTCTACCTAGTTCTACATTTGCTGCAATACGTTCTTCAATAGTTTTAGATTCGTCATCTCTTATTTGTCTTTGTAACTCTGCTTGTCTATCGTACTTTTCAATCAATCCTTGTTGTTTAACCGCAGCCACTTCAGCTGACTTACTCAAATCTACATTTGACTTAGCTGCATCAACCGTACTTTTAACATAACTTTTTGTTGCAGTAACAGCCTTAGTAACAGTGTCTGCTACTTTGTCTACCGTTCCATCTACACCAGTCAATACATCTATATATTCTTTTCCAGCCATTTTTGCAGATTCCATAGCACCGTCAAAGTCTCCTTCAAATACTTGCTTAAATGCAGTAGATAAATAACCTAGCATTTCTAAAGTACTGTTAAACCTTTCTATGATATTATCCTTTATTGCTTGACCTAGATTTTTTATAGATTGAACAGGGTCATCAAAGATTGCTTTAAAATAATCAATTACATTACCTATGTTTCTATCTAAGAAATTAAAGAAATCATTAAATCCTAAACTAAGAGCTTCAAATGTTGTGTTAAAGGCATCTGCTACTTTTTGGTTTTCATTAAAAACTTCTACAAGTTTACCAAAGGCTGCAATAGCTAAACCAATACCTGCAGCTTTTAAAGCAGTACCAATACCTTTAATCCCTTTAGCAGCTACATTAGAAGAATCTTTTACATCTTCAAGATTTTTGTCTATCTTCTGTACACTTTTTGCAACTCCCTCTAAGTCCTTTTCAGCTTTATCTACTCTAGCTTCTATTTCAATGGTCTTTGTTACCGACATAATTCAGTTTTAAATTGTTTATACGCTTCTTTAATACTATTAGGATATTTGTACTTACCTAAAGCTATATAAGTAAGTTCTCCTATTTCTTTTTGTTTCTTTGCTATCTCTAGCATTTGTAATGTGTTTTCTATCATATCGTAGTTTCTCCTGCATCTGCAGTTGTTCTTATACTATCAACGGTTGCTAATGAACTATCTGCGGTTCTTATTAAGTTACCAACAACTTCGTCAAATTCAACTTCAAAGTTTATTACTTCGTTTAGTAATTCAAGTTCTGTTTTACCGTTTTCAAAGTTTGTTACAATCTTATTTATCTTGTACAAGTCGTTAAATATTACAACCTTGTCTTGTAGTTTAATATTTAGTATAATGTTTAAAGGTAAGAAAGCAGTAAACTTAAATAACCTCCTAGAAGAGTTTACAGATTCGGTAATATACTTTTTGTAATACGTATTAAATAAAGAGTTATTAGCGTTTGTGTTTGTAAACTCATTTTTTTCTTGACCAAAATGTATTGACTGACTTGTAGCGGTTGTAGGGTCGGCTAAATTACTAGGTATAAAGTATGTTGTTAAAACATCTTTAGTTCCGTTAGGACTATCTAAAACGTTTATAGGAGTGCCACTTGCTATCTTATGTCCGTAAAATAAAAATGGTTTACCTAAATGGGCTTCTTGGTCTTGGTTTACTGACCATCCCCATTGTACTGATGGTGTTTCCGAACCTCCTGAATCTATTAATTTCTCAAATTTGTGATGTTCAAATGGAAGTTTAACAATATAATCTTCTCCTTCAGGAACATCTTCAACAATTTCAGATATAGAACCCCACTTAGAACCAAATATTTGTTTATGAAAAGCTGAAAAGAAAGTTTCATTACCTTCGTATTCAAACGCTATTCTATTATAAGGTAGTACAGAACTAACTTCCGAAGTTGTTGTATCTATATGTTCGGTAATATCAAAGGTTTCTGTAGAACTTGCATAGAAGCTATCTAACGGTAGTATATTTATTGTATCATTATCATAAAATGCTGTAAGGTTAAACGCTTTAAAAAGACCTGTAAGAAAGTCTAGTACACCAATGTCAGGCATTTCATTAACTACGGTAGTTCTATAATTAACATTTTGTGTATAAGTTCCAACTCTTGTAGCTTGTTTTATATTTACTGCTCCTGAAAACTCTATAACGCTTTGTGTCATTGTAAAGGTTGCAGCAGTATTTGAAATAATACTTATTCTATGTGGGTTACCTCTACCTGTTCCTTGATTTGCGGTAGGTGGTATTAATACTAATCTATCTGCTTGTGAAATAATAATATCGTTACCCCCAGTTGCAGTTTGTTCAGATTCAAAAAATGGGTCTTCGTAAGCACCATTAGAAGTAACCTTTAAAGTGTATTCAGTTCCTACAGGGGCTTGTACGCTTATAGTTATTATCCTATCTCCAAAATACCTTCCTTTATTATAGTATGCTTCTTCTTGAAAACCTCTTTGTAATTCTATATCTCCACCTTGTGAAGTAGTTGTAATGTACATTAAAGCAGGTCTGTTACCGTCTTCTTGTTCTAACTTTCCTTTTTGTTTACTAAGCCACAAATACAAATTGTAATAAGCAGGATTGTTAGAATTAAAAAAGTCAGTACTAAACTTTAAACCATATCTATCTTCTATTGCTTTTATAAGCAAGTGTATTCTTACTGCAGGTTTTAGTTCGTTTACTGGTAGACCGTGATTGTTTACACCGTTTGCAGATATATTATAAGTTGCTGCGGTGTCGTCAGTTGAATTGTATACCAATCTATTTGTATGTGTTACTATTGGATATATAACCGCTTCTTGTACTGTAGTATCGCCTACACTTACTTGGTAACCAGTTTGCATCCTACTTTTAATAGTACTAGGTTGATAAAGTAATATAGTTGTTATGTTAGTTAGGTCAGATAATTTATCTTTTCCTAGTATGTCTTTTAACTCTATTGTTTTACCAAAGAAAGTTATGCGGTAATTTATTGGACTATTGTTCTTCATTTGAACGTTTTCCAATTTTATTTTACCACTCTTAAAAGGTTTGTAGTTTAAATATAACTCACTTTCTTTTTTAGACCTTGCATCAAATCCTTGTATAGATGGATTGTAAAAGTGTTTAAATATTTTGTTATTTACTTTAGAAGCAGGTACGTTGAATGTTCTACTAAAGTCTGTAAATATCTTTTGTAAATCTAAAACATCCTGTAAGCTTTGTGTAAGTGTTACACTTTCATTATCGTGTAACTCTACTTGCTCCCCTTCTATATATAATTGTAGTTGAATCATTAACGTACATTGTTTATCTTGTTAAATGCAAAATCAAAGTTTACTGTATGATTTATTAGTTTGTCATTCAATACTGTTTTATGAGTGAATGATTTACTCTTTGCAATTATAGGTAGTGTTTTGTTTTCAAATCTTATCCAAGCATTTTCAGATAAAAACAGTTCTTCAATAGCACTATTAAAATCTTCTCTTACATAACCTGTATTAAGTGATAGGCTTGTAGTACCGTTTACATTTTGTCTTTGTTGTTGTCCTGAATAAGTGTTATAGGATAAACTAGCTGTGTTTATATTATTACGTCTGTATTTTTCATCTGTTACATTAAACGTTTCTGTAGCCTTTTTAAAGAAATACAAATCTTGTAATGCTCCTAGTTTATTTATAAATGTAATTTTGTAAGGTGTATATTTAGGTTCACATACGTTATTAACTGTAATCGTTTTTAAAAGTGTAGAATCGTCAGTATCGTAAACTTGTATAGTGCTACTATTAGCAGGAATAGTTAAGTACTGTATCTTTTGGTTTGAATCGCCTGAATCTGTTATTTCGGTTGTTGTTGAATCTATTATAACCTTTCCAACACCTTCTGCAAATATTGGAAACTTTCCTGCAACTCCTTCAGGCAAATACATATGATTAGATGTGTATAAAGCATTAGTACTTAGTTGTGGATTGATAGAATCTTCAAAGTAACCATACCCATCAAGTGCTAAATAATTAGTTATTACAGGACTTCTATTTTGGTCGTACTCTAAACCTGTATCTGAATCGTATAAAGTTTGTGATACTGTAACCCATTTTGTAGAACACACATAGTCATCGTTAAAAGTTGTATCTATGTAATCTCTTACTAGGTTAGCTATCTCTATTGTTATACTAGACTTTGTACTTATTCTATCTTTAGATATTGTATATTTTAAATCAGATGAAGTATAACTACCTTCAGTACCTGAATATATATATAGTTTTAATGTTACACTTTTTAAAGCCATTTGTTTTTATTTAAAATTGTATGTCACCACCATCGTCTCCTTGACAGTTTGTAGTTAATATTCTTAAAATAGTACCTGAAGAATCTATCTGCATTACACTAAACGAAGTTCCTATATTACCTGCACCGTTTTGACTTTGTGCTGAATTGTAAGCATAGAATAAACTGCTACCATTATAAGGACTACCTAAATAGCAAACAGTATTACCAACCGCAGGAGTTCCGTTTACTTGTCTTAGTATTGAATATCTTGCACCACCATCACAAAAAGAATTAACCGCACTAAAACCTTGATGTGAAATAGCATAATCCCCACTTACAAAATCACAAGCGTTTTGACTTGGTGGCTGTGTTAGATTTACTGTACAGGTTATAGATTGTAAGTAATTTAACCAAGCTGTATTTAATATTCTAAAAGTAACGCTAATAGTTCTTGAAGTAGAAGCCGATACTGGGTCATATTTATAGTCTCCACTTTCTGTAGTTATATTGTTAGGTGTTACACCTGTATTACCTAAATAGCTTACCGTACCTGCTATAATGTTTCCTTGACTTGTTATAGTAAATCCGCTAAATGTAGCATCACTACAAACTAAATTAACTTTAGGTGCTGTAGTTGGTTGTTGTGTAAAAGTTTTATCACACTCTAACTCTGCACCTGCATTAGTATAACCTGCAGGAACTGTAAATACGAAAGTCAAAGTAACAGGTATTGCAGAACTCCCATTATTTGCAGGAACTGAAGTTATTGTATTGTTTCCTGAATCTTCTATATGGTCTAAGTGTGCTATTGAATAACTAGGATTTGATATAACACCAGTTGCAGATATATTACCACCAGTTAAATTTACGTCAGTACAAGTTAATGCAGCTGTACAAGCAGAAGAAACTGAAAATACATTAGACACCGCAGTACAAGCATCTGAACTATTAAAAGCAGTAACCCTAAGTGTAGTACTAGCACATACACTTGCTGTAGATATTGTTAATGTATCTCCACTTATTGAAGTTGATATTGCAGCTGCTCCATAATTTTGTACACTATAACTACTAATTGTTGCACCTGAACCTGCAGTAAAGAATGAAGCTAAATTAACCGTAGTAGAAGTTAGATTAGTTATTGCAGAAATTGTACCTGAAAACGTTGGGCAATTATTATTTTGGTTTGGGTCTTCTGCAGATGTTTGTGTTGGTTGGTCTACTGTTTGTACACAATCAATAGTACCATCACTTGTATTAGAATAACCACTTGGTATTTGTATAGTATATGTAACACTTCTTGATATTGGACTGCCTGAAGTATTAGATGCAAAGCTTGTTGCAGTTCTGTCTATTATTGTACCGTTTAAAATACTAGGTTCTGTTACATCCCCATCACTACTTACTGCAAAGTTTAAAAGGTTAGCAGTTGTACAATCAAA